TGGCGTTGGTCAGATGCGGACTGACGACCAGATCGAGCGTGCCTGAAAGCACATTCTTGATCTTCAACGACGTATCCGGCCTCTCAACCGACTCCAGAAGCTCCAACGCCGTCCATTTCAGGTCAGGCGGGACACACAACGTGTCCGGGATAATGCCCATCGGCTTGCCCTTATCGTCTTTGAACTTCATCATGGCGATATATGCCGCCTGAAGCGCCGACGTAGACAGTGCGGCAGTCCCCAGGTTAACCTGTGTACCGGAATCGCCCTCCAGATGGTCGCTATCGAAGTAAAGCTGGCCGTCGTAGCACTTCTCGGTAAACCCATTCTTCAGCAGGGTAAACGTCAACTCATCCTGATGCCGCCTGGTTTCCTCGGCCAGCCCCTGAATCCTGAGTTTGATCTGGCCGTACTGATCGTCCTCCAGCGCAGCCCTATCAACACCGATAGACGCCTCCCAGGTCTTGTTCTTGATCGAGTAGTCGTGCGCGAGCAGACCGGCAGGCAGCCTCTCGTCCTTGAACTCCCGCATCCTCGGCACGTTACCGAGCCATGCGTATTTCTCCGTGTCGTGCTCCGATGGCACGACGGTTGCTATTCGCTCCCAATCGCCGGGGGCGGCTTCATAAGCTTCGAAGAAAACCGCGCGAAGCCCCGCCTCCAGCAGCTTCGGGATGTCTGATTTAACTATAGCCATGTGAAACTCTCCTTTCGCGTTCTGTAGGGGCGAGGCATGCTGCCCCTACTTCTGTGTTCTGCCGGTCCCTACCTCGTATAATTGTTTATCCGGATGCGGACTTGGCTGCCGCTGACGACCTCGGCGATGACGCCGCATTTGATGTCGTTCGTGGTCGCCCCCGCATCGTCATCCACCGTCTGGTTGTCCACTATGTAGACTTCCTTGCCGAGGACAGCCTGAGCAGCATCGCCGCCGTTGTAGAGGAACATATGTTCGCCCGTTTTCTCAACGCGGATTTCCTTGTCGCCTGCCGCGCCAGCGGAGTTATCCACCTGCTCGTAGCTGACCCCAGCGAAAAGGTAGTTCGCGGTATCGGCGCCGTTCGTCGCATAGCCGCTGGTATTGATGCACACCAGAACCCCTTTCGGGATTTTGACGGCGGCCATCTTTATGGCCTTCAGCTTGCCGTCACTTCGCTTTGTGTCGCGATCTGTCGTTGTCGCTGCCATTTATCTCCACCTCGCTTTTGAATTAGACTATAGACTGTAGACCAGAGACCGTAGACCCGGATTCCCGATCCTGCCAGCGCCCGTGCGAATAAATTCGCGGGCGATGGGCCACCTGGCAGCCCTGCAGGCTGTCCACTGACGACTGTCTACTATCTCTCTATCCCGCGTACTTCTCCACCTGCTCGCGGGTTATTCCCAGTTTTGCCAGAAGCTCTTCCTCGTCCGCCGAGAGCGGAACGCCCGATCCGCCGTGGCGGACCGACTGAGCCAGCTCGCCGAACGTGATTACCTTCGGCTGGGCCTCCAGGAAGCACTCGAATAACTGCGCGATCGTCGCCTCTCCATCGCCGAAGGTGACTTTGCCGTCGCCCTTAAGCAGAATCTCGCGGGCATACGGCTCGGAGGCCGGCACAATCTTGCCCTGCGCCTTGAACTCGGCGAGACGCGCCTCCACATCTCTCGCCCGCAGAGCGAACCTCAGCTCAGCGATCTCACTGTCGCGCTCCGTCTGCTCGATTTCACTCGTGCCCATGCCCATACTCACCCCCTCTCCTAATTGCGGACTTGTCCTCCGAAGCCTTGGCGAAGGAGGAAGCCTTGGCGAAGGAGGAAGTCTTGGCGAAGGAGGATTTCGGATTTCTCCGCCCTCGACGCCTCCCTCTGCAGTCTGCGGTTCCGCCTGCGGCGGATCTGCAGTCTCTTTAAACATCGCCGCTGAGGGAACGCGCGGGCTCAGGACGAGCGAGACCTCCGCCAGGCGAAGCGGGTCCTTGTACAGAGCCACGCTCAGCTTCTTGATGCCGCGCCGCTCGAGGAACGCTGCTAGGTCGAGCGGGAACACCAGCCGTGCGAACAGCTCCCTGCCGCGCCGCCAGATGCGCTTCACCGTCCCCAGCGGATCCAGCGGGCTGTCCACATGCTCGACCTTCACCGGGATTTCCGTGAAGTTGCTGACGATGGTATCCAGGTCCTCCTCGCTCACGGAAATCTCCTTGTCCGGGTAGTCCCCGGCCTCGAATATCTTCGCCTCACGCTCCACCGGCATGTCCTCCGGGACGTAGTCAAATTCGAAAGTGATTCCGTCTTCCATAATGACCCTCCTGGTGCGAAAATGGATTACTCCAATGCTTCCCCCGGCTCACACCGACGGTATGCCGATGTACTCCCGTATCCACGGCTCATCCGGTGCCACCACTTTGCCCTCGATCAGCTTCGAGATCAGGCCGCCGACCATCTCCAGGTCACGCTCCTCCAGGCTGCCCAGGACGAAGCGCGGATAGCCCAACCTTCCAGCTGGTTTCCCATTTCCCATCCGGCCCGAGGTGCCGAAGTTAAACTCGACCAGCCGGCGGACGAGCTGCTCCCGCATCACCGTCTCCTCCAAATCCTGCTTCATCTTCTGGAGGTAGAAGCCCAGGACGTCCTGGTGCACCTTCCCGAGCGCGTAGGAGCCGGTCCGCGAGCCTTCCTCGCTGGTGAGCGTTTGACCGAGAATCGCCTTCGCGATCTGCCTGTTGTGAAACTCCACGGCATCCTGGTAGCCGGCCTCGCCGCCTCTCTGCGCCTCCAGCAGCTCGATCCCCACATCCTCCGGCACGACTATCGCCGTCTCCTGCTGGATCTTATCGAGCACATGGAGCAGATCGTCCTGCTGGTCCTTGGGCATCCCGCGCCGGTAGCTCCCCTTCGCCGTGGGCATCCCGAACTTCTCCAGGTACATGTTCCAGAACTTCAGGACGACCTCTTTGCTCCACCAGTGCTTGTACGCGGCCCGCAGGTCGGATTGGCCGAATGGGAGCTCGTACGCGGGCATGTAAATATAAATGATGAATTTGTCCACCGGCAGGTCCGTCCGAACCCCGGGGGCGGTCATGGTCAGCCCGCGCACGTTCAGGAACTCGTCCGTATCGAAGCCGAACGCCGCCGGGTCCTTCGACTTGACCGACTCCAGGCCGACCATGCCTGCGTAAGGCCCATCCTCGATGAGCTTGTAGTTGATCTCGCAGATGGAGAAGCCCTTCGCGAGCGCATCCAGAACCTTGAAGAGCAAATCCTGAACCGAGCCGCGCATGTCCTCCAGGCAGAACTTCACGAACCGTGCGATCTCCACATCCGCCGGATCGTCGCTTGCGGGCTGGATGTCCCATCCCTTCGAGAGGACGGCGAATTTCTTAGTATTCAGGCAGGAGCGCACCTGGGAATCCTTCTGCATCTCGTCGTAGATCGAGAGGCCCTTCTGGCTCACGAGGTCGTCCGGCGAGTAGGCGGTCAGGCGGAATGCAGTGCTCGCCAATTTCGTCTGCGCCGCCGCGACCTCCTCCAAGAGGGGCTTCTTCCCGCCGAACATCCCCAAAATGCGTTGTGCGAGTGTGGCTTTCATGGCTGTCTCCTTTGCGTGATGAGTGAGGAGTGAGAAGTGAAGGCCCGCAATCCCTCACTCGTCACTTCTCACTCCTCACCCGTGTGGGAACATATGTTCGTCCTTATCCTCAAACGGGATGTTTGTTGCTGTCTTTGATACCTGATACCGAGCCGACTTCAGTCGGGTTTGCGGAATTAGCGTGTGGACTCACCCACACGCGGACTGACCCTTCTCAACCGCTCCCGTATAGCTAGCCGACTTAGCCGCGCGTTTTAAAAGAACGAACCTTGAAATTTCCGGGAAATATTTGGGCATGTCGGGTCTGGAACCTCGGCGCTACCAGGAAGCGGACTTCATCCGGACAAGACTAAAAGAATAAGGCCCTGGCCAAAGCCAGGGCCTTATTCCGACCGGGAATCCCCAGTCCCTAGACTTCATCAACCTTGTTCGGGCCGACCGCACACATATGTTAAGTCGGCAGTACGTCAAATGCTAGTCAGCTTAGGAATACGAGGGACTTAGACGCAATGTGGAACGAGTCTCCGCAACCTCTCGATATTCCCTTACGACCAAGAGGCTAGAGGAGTTGACAGGCTTCGCTGCGGTGCTAACCCAGGCTAAGCTCTTTTCTCTCGCTGACTGGGGCGCTTTCAGTAACACGCGCAATAACGTGCTGTTTTGTCGCAGAATGCCTTGGACTGCTTCATACAAGTGATCTACTGCACACCGCACTTGCTCTGGCGCCCGTTCGAGACGCTGGCGGCGTCTCTCGATTGCACTGTTGCTCTCCGATGTCAGGTGCCGCACAGCCACTAAGAAGAGCTCCAAGTTCAACTCCTTGGTGTGGAGGATCATCTCATTGCACAGGCCGCAGTAGTAGTCGTAGAGTCGAAGATCCGAGTTGAAGTAGCCCTCTATGCGTAAGCGCACCAGTTCGTCCCTTACGCCGAACAACGGGTACTTCTGAATCACTCTTTGGACGCGATTTACGAACATAATCCGGTATGGAATGTACGTTACAATCGCAAAAATGCTGACTAGCACTGCCGCCACGACATATCCATTCATCACTCCTCCTCCTTATCATTCATTATAGAAGATGGGTGTGGAACGCCTAGTTTCTCCTGCAGGCTATCCCTTTCAGCAACCAAACGTGTGATTTCCGAGTCCTTAGCCCGAATCAGTTGCTGGTCCTGGCAAAAATGCCACAAGATGCCTATGGCGAAGACAATCGCCAGGAGAAAGGGGACGGGGCCGTTTGCTTCTAACAGAGCGCGCAGGCCTGCTCTTATCAACTTGTCCCATTCATCCCACCGAAAGTTTCTGAGGATGAAATAGGCTGGAACGCCTGTTATACCAATACCTACCCCGAACCTGAATATATACTTAACCGGGCGAACATATTGCCCTCCTCCCTTACGCTTGCTTTGAAATTGCTTGCCCCGAATTGGTTTCTGCGCCAACCTGTGGATCCTCCCACGCGCCTAGAGTACATGACACATTCTAGTCCGGTATGACGACACTCTATTCTATGCGGTAGGAGGTTAATCCTTCTTTCCCTTAGACATCTGGGCGTAAATAGATTGTGGCGCAAATCAAGCCAGTTGAACCGGATAGCTAGACAAGGTTTCCCGCGTTTTAGGTTGCAGGGTACCCGATCCAGTCATTGGCCACTGAGAAACCGTCACGACAAGATTCGCCCTCACCAGTAACCTTGTTCAATTACCCAGTTAATTATTGGCGAAAAACCTCCGATCAACAAGGCATGGGCTCACAGCGAGTGGAATCCAATACAGCAAAGCGGATGCCCCATATTTCCCATACGATTCTGCCACCCTCAGCGTTCCAACCGTTTGTCTGCCAGTCCTTGCGCAGTACGGCTCATTATCACAATCGGCCTCGTGCACGCCATGCTAGCAGCCGCCGGGTAAAGTCGAAATTTGGACTATAAGCCCGTCAGTTTGATTTCAGAATCACGAGCTTGTTCGCGTATTTTGGGACTTTATCCGGTGCCCAGCAGGAGAAAATCCTTGGGATTTTCCCCATCGGTTAGTCGCCTTGTGCCCTCACCACCCCCGTGCGGATTCTCTCAGCCGGCCGCTGGTGAAGAAGCCGCCCGAGTGCCGAAATCTGGGCGCGATGTGCATGGCGAGCGCCAGCGCGATCACGCAGTCGTCGTTGAAGCCCTTCCGCGCGCCCGTCCGCACGTTGCCGGATTCGGTCAGCTCGTACTCATAGAACTGGAGCTCCCGGACGAGCTGCTCGACGTACGGGAACTCGACCTCCCGGTGCGCCAGGCGGATCGCCAGGTTATCAATCAGCTCCCGCTTCGACTGGTTCGTGAAGACCACACCCTTGATGTCCGCATCCAGATGCCGCTCGTTCCAAAGCGAGTCGCGCAGTATTTCCAGCACGGGGTCGCCCACCGATGTCTGGTCCGCCGAGACCGCCCGGACGCCGAACCTGCAGAGCAGGTCCGCCACCCGGCCGACCTGCGCGTGCCACTCCATCCGGTTGAAGCGGTCGAGAGCGACGACGCGATATTGCGGATTTCCTCCAA